TAAACAATAAACAATAAACAATAAACAATAAACAATAAACAATAAACAATAAACAATAAACAATAAACAATAAACAATAAACAATAAACAATAAACAATAAACAATAAACAATAAACAATAAATAATGTCTTTTTATATTGTTTTTTCTTATTTTTTGTGTTGAATTTCCAAAAAAATGATTTAGATATATTTGCTATATTTAAAATAAGTTTGTAACAGATATTTACTATGGCAGACACTATTGTTTACGGAACCGAACTCGACACATCTATTTTGGTTTATGGCACAAAGAAGGTGAATGAACGTGGTGGTTCAAGTATGACGGTTATAAATAAATTGACTCGGTCGGGGTTGCGATTGCAAACACCAATGATGCTAACATGGGGAGCAAATGATTTTGAAGACAAAGTGACGGGAATAAAAGATGGGAAATTTAGCATGCCACTTCAATTTCCCGATAAGGAATATACAAATCCAGAAAGCGAAGCATTTTTGATGAAAATGGTTGAATTTGAAAATAAGATTAAAATAGATGCACAGTCCAAGTCTAAAGATTGGTTTGGCAAGCAGATGAGCGCGGAAGTAATAGATGCTTTATATTCGCCTATGCTTAAATACCCATACATAACGGGGACCAAGGAAATTGACTATAGTCGAAAACCTACATTGCGTTTAAAAATTCCAATGTGGGAAAATGTTTTTAAATGCGAATTGTACGACGAAGATGGAAACATTTTATTTCCAAGAGCAGATTCCACCGCATCACCAATCGACTATCTTATTAAAGGCACTAACGTAATGTGCATTATTCAATGTGGCGGAATTTGGATTGCAGACAAAGGGTTTGGAGTTACTTGGAAATTACTACAGGCAGTAATTAAGAAGCCACGCGATACTATTTTGGGAAAAGGTGTAAGTGCAATTATTATGAATTCTGCAGACAAGATTAAATTTAATAATGTGGTTCCCGCCATGAATGAAAAGGAGGAAGAAAAATCATTAGAAGTAGTTGCTGATTCTGACGATGAAAAGGAATGTGAAAAAGATGCAGACGATGAAAAGGAATGTGAAAAAGATGCAGACGTGGCTACAGCAGATCCTGTAGAAGTAGTTAAAAAGGTTGTTCGTAAAGTTGTTAAAAAGGCATCTGCCTAATTAGTAAATATAAATAGGCAATATTAGAATTAGATTAGAATTATAACATGTTTTTTTATTTTCCACATCATACATTTTTTACAAAACGAATGATGCAATCACAAATCATGCAAACAAAGAAAATGGTTTAGACTCACGACGCACATAGTGTTTTTTGCGGTGGTACACTTTATCGCCACGTTTGGTGGTGTAATTTTTTCTTCCTCGGCGAGTTCTAGAACGTGACCCCTTGCGAGAACTGAATGGCTTGTATCCAGGACGCACGTAATGCCCTTTGCGGTGATACACTTTGTTTCCACGTTTGGTGGTGTAATTTTTTCTTCCTCGGTTGCTTCTAGAACGGCTACCCTTAGATGAACGTCGGCTTTTACTAACAGAACGTGACATTGACATTATTAATTTAACGCAACATTAAATAAAAATATAAACAAAAATGCATAAAGATACATTTTATTATAATTTGAAATAAATAATAAAATAATTTCTAAATATAAAAAATAATATCCATGGCGAATTATTATACAAAACTATCTTCCTGGGGAAAAATATTGTTTTTTATTTTTTTATTTTTAATATTAATTATCGTGTTTAAACCGTTTAAAAAATATCAAGAGGGATATGAAAATGGAACAAACAATGAACAAGTGGACCGTTTTTTATTCAAGTCTAATGTGTCGGATATTTACGATGGTTTTTACGCAGACATTTACGACTACCTGGTGTTTAATAATTTAAAAAACGAATACGAAGTCGGAGAAATAATTAATAAAACAACCCCCACCAGTCAAAGCGTAGTGTTGGATATTGGTAGCGGAACAGGTCATCATGTAGGATTGTTATCGGCAAAAGGAATAGACGCAATCGGAATGGATATTTCACCATCCATGGTATCAAAGGCAAAAACTAATTACCCAGATTATAAATTCGAGGTTGGGGATGTACTGGATATATCCAAATTTCCGCCCCAAACATTCACCCACATTACTTGTCTATATTTTACACTATATTATATGCAAGATAAATTGGCTTTTTTCGAAAATTGCATGCAATGGCTCATGCCAGGGGGATATTTAATTGTGCATGTAGTGAACCGAGAATTGTTTGACCCTATTTTGCCCCCGGGAAATCCACTAGTTCTAGTGTCTCCACAACGATATGCGAAAAAGCGCATTACCAATACCAATGTAAAATTTAATGATTTTGCATATAGTGCCGACTTTAAAATTCCGGAAACAGGAAACCCAGAAGATGACAAGGTGGTGTCGTTTGTTGAAAAATTCAAACACGACAAAGATGGAAAGGTTCGAAAAAACGAACACACTTTATATATGGAAAGCGAGGGGAAAATAGTGCAACTCGCCCAAGACGTCGGGTTTATTCTTCAAAGCAAAATAGATTTATTAAATTGCCAATATGAATACCAATATTTATATGTGTTTGTGAAACCAACCTAATTTTTGGGGTGGTTGATTATTGCAAAACTAACAAAAACAAAAAATTATATTCTCAATTTATTTTTTGTTAAAAATGATTATAATACGGAACACTGACTTATGACGCGGCAGACGGACAATGGAGTGAAGACTGGAATAATGAATTGCCCGCCGTCTTGCCCCGTGAATTGTTGGATAAATTATTTGTTTGCAAAACAGACCATACCATTGATATTCCTCTAACGGAACTTGGAGATAAAATTGCAAACCCTCCACTGATTGATGATGTGCATAATTAGCATTTGAATTGTAAAAAGGTGTAAATTCAAACATTTATTTTCCATCCTTTTTTTTTATTTTTAAATCGCGTGAATATAATATTTTATTATAAGAATATAACATGAGTATAATCGCCAAAGATGTGTTGAAATATCAAAAACAAAAATTGTTGGGAGGGAAAAGAGACGAACTGATTGCGCGTGCGGATAAAAATCCTTATTTAAAAGACGTAGTCGCTGAGTACGACACATTAATATTAAATAAAAAAACAGCACGCGATGAATTAAACGAATCCTTAAGTGTAATAAAAACACACATTGGGTCTTTAAAAAAAACACACGCGGATGCACCGGATGTTTTGGAAAAATTAGAACATGATTTACACACCGTACAAAATAAAATAAAACGCAAATACTAAATAATTATACAGTGGGGAAAAGACGGCGTCGTGATAATTCAACAAATTCTCATATCGTTGGTTTAATTACATATTGATTTTAAACTAACAAATAAAGTATATTAACAAGCAGTGTTTTTTTGTATTAATAATTAACCTTTTTAATTAATAAAATAAAACTAAAAAATGATTTCATTTGCAATCTTTCAATCATTAGAAGTAAAAATATGTTAAGCCTTTTAAATATGGATGCTATTCGGAAAAAAAATAAAATGGACTTGACTGCTATAAAGCAAAATTGTTTGCTTTTCCAATTTATTGAAAACCCATCGGAAGAAATTAAGTTGGTGGCTGTAAAAAAAAATGGTATGCTTATCCAATATATTGAAAACCCATCGGAAAAAATTAAGTTGACTGCTGTAAAAAACAATGGGGGTGCTATCCGTTTTATTAAAAATCCAACGGAAGAAATGCAGTTGGTTGCTATAAAACAATACGGAGGTGCTATCGAATATATTGAAAATCCTTCAAAAAAACTTCAGTTAATTGCTGTAAAACAAAATGGGTGTGCTATCCAATTTATTGAAAACCCACCGGAAGAAATTAAGTTGGCTGCTGTAAAACAAAATGGAGGTGCTATCGAATATATTAAAAATCCAACGGAAGAAATGCAGTTGGCTGCTATAAAACAACACGGGTATGAGATCCAAGTTGCGTATGATATCCAATTTATTGAAAATCCATCAGAACCAGTTCAGTTCATTTAGTGTTAATGAATAAAACAATAATTCGTGTGTATAGTAAATACATTTATTTCACGTTTATAACTATTATACATTTTATTATTATTATTTTTTTTTGTTAGTTCGTTCATCTTTTCAACCTCCTAAAATAATGAAAATAAAAATTTAAAAAAATTATTTCATTTACAATCTTTCCATTATTAAAAATAAAATTATGTTAAGCCTTTTAAATCCAGATGCCATTAAAAAGGTATTCAAAAGAATAAAATGGACTTGGGTGCTATAAAACAAAATGGTATGCTTATTCAATATATTAAAAATCCGTCGGAAAAGGTTCAGTTGGCGGCGGTAAAACAAAATGGTTGGGTAATCGGATTTATTGAAAACCCATCAAAATCCATTCAGTTAGTGTCAACACAATTCAAATTGGAACAATGTTAACAAACAAAACAATAATTCGTATTATAATTTGGACACCACTGCATCATATAAATCTTTTTTAAGTATTTTGTTTGCTTTTCCGCTGCCCGAAATATCGGTATAACTAATGTTCCAAGCAATGCAAAGAGCCTGTAATTCTTCCATTTTATATGCACCCATTGATTTTATTTTATTTTTAATCTTGTTTTTATTTTCGTCTTTTTGAATTGCATTATTGTCTGATAGGTTAGTTTTGTTTTTTTTTATAATAGGAACCATTAATTGGGATGCAAACGGAACTTCATGCGGCATAATATTGATATACCCAGTTAATTTTTGTTGCAGTACATCCAAGTTATGGTTCCACATAATGTAACTATTTCCTTGAATAGTAGTCACCGAATGTTTTGGATAATTCAACGAGGCGTTTTCTAATACCGGTTCTTTTAATTCATGAACGTTGTTTTGAATCACACACATGGTGCGCATATCGTCGTTAATCAAAATAATGGGTATGCAATACATCCAGCATAAAGTTATGAATGTTTTTGCTCCAATGCACGGATGTTCATCATTGGAGAGTTCGTCGTCTATTTTATCAATTTGTCCAGGACTAGCATATTGGCTGTTTCGTCTGGGAAATAATTCAGATAATGTACGAAGATGTTTATCGTCGCGAAGCCTAGCAGCAAACTCAATCTTATGTTGTCGTTCCAACACATTCCATTTTTGAGCGTTGCGATGGTATAACATGGCGTCTTTATTTTTCAACACGTAAAAGCATACAAATAAAGAATCGTGATTTTTATTGCCACAGTGAAACGTATTGGAAATGTTTTCACATCTTTTGACTGCCGTGGATGAAACAAATATAGGCACGTGCATAGAAACAGGGGGGAAAACAATAGGACTTGTTGCATTTAGGTTGTTAATCGATGGTTCATCCAATGTTTTTTTGTCTATAAAATATTCTGAGGTAAACATGAAAGGTATATTCGTGACATCTGGCTTGTACATTGGTAAATACTATATATGGACGTTGTTTATTATTTGATTTCATTTTTTGTTAAAAATAACACAATAAAATAAATTAAATATTGATATTCATTAATATGCCGTTGAGTAAAAAAAACTGCAAAGAAGGAAAAGCGAGAAATAGTAATGGACGGTGCGTAAAAATCGACACCTGCAAAGAAGGGAAAGAGAAAAATAGCAAGGGGCAATGCATTAATAAATGTAAATCCAACCAAATGCGCAACCCGAACACAAATAGATGTATTAAAATGCGCAACAGCAACATTGTTAAACGCAGTCGTACTCGTAAAAAAATAATGGGGATGTCACCCGGGAAATTTAGAGGAAAAATAATGGTCAAAAAAATGCACTTGAAAAAACATCCTTCTAAAACAAAATCACCAAGCAAAGATTCAATTTACGGCAAGTTTTTATTTTAATTATATGATTACAAAATAATTGATTAAAATTCGGTTTCATCCTCGAAATATAAAATTATTGCATTAATAACATTTGTTGTTTTTTCATTTTTTATAAAAGACGTTAAAAACATTATTAGTTTACACAAATCCCCAATTTTCAAACTGGTCCAAATGGCGAGGATGAAACCGATTTTTCATCAAGTCTTTTTTAAAAATACAACGTTCTGCCATGGCTTGGTAATCATACGTAAAGATGGCGGGATTACTAGATAAGTTATGCCAATGAATTTGTTCTGAATTCTTTTCCAAGAGGGCTATCGCGTTTGGATTGGTAGATAACCAAAACCAATCAATTTTATCCAGATACTTTTCCAAGAGATGTATCGCATTTGGATTATAAGATAAGACAATCCAATTAATTTTATCCATATTCTTTTCCAACAAAGGCATCGCGTTTGGATTGCTAGATAAGTTAGCCCAATGAATTTTATTCGGATGCTTTTCCAACAAAGGCATCGCGTTTGGATTGCTAGATAAGTTAGCCCAATTAATTTGTTCTGGATTTTTTTCCAACAAATGTATTGCGTTTGGATTGCTAGATAAGTTCCGCCAATTAATTTTATCCATATTTTTTTCCAAGAGAGGTATCGCATTTGGATTGAAAGATAATAACCCCCAATGTATTTTATCCAGATTCTTTTCCAAGAGGGCGATTGCGTTTGGATTCATAGATAAGTAACCCCAATTAATTTTATCCATATTCTGTTCCAAGAGAGATATCGCGTTTGGATTTCTAGATAAGAAATACCAATCAATTTTATGAGGATACTTTTCCAACAGATGTATTGCATTTGGATTGGTAGATAAGAAACACCAATCAATTTTATTTAGTGGTACCCAGTCTCGCAGTTTCATCATTCGTTTGTTCTAAAATAATTAATCATATTAATAAAATGAATTGTATTTCATTTTTAATAAAAATGAAAATAAAATGAATAAGTATGTATAATATAGTATAACTACAAATAAGCGATGCCTCCCAAAGATAAAGAGAAAAATAAAGAAAAAAAGGTACATATTGAGGTTCAAAGCCCTAAAAAAAAACGGGCATATAAAAAAAAGGAAAAGGTGACAATAACCATTGATCCTTTGACAACCCAACCTCCTTTGACAACCCAACCTCCTTTGACAACCCAACCTCCTTTG